GTGGTTGTCCCTGCAGATGCTGTACTCGTAAAACCAAATAAAAAGTTGTTTGCGCTTACATTTGAATTGGCATCTTTGACAACAACACCACTTGCGGCATTGGTTGCATTACCTAAAGCAGTTAAAACACCAGTTCCTGTAGTTGTTGTGCTTGGAGCGGTGCCTGCACCACCACCAATCATCAAAGCATTACTGGCCAAAAGAGCACTAGATGCCCATGTGCTTGATGAACTGAAGTAAACAATACCGCCTGAAGTACCTGCAACCGTTAGCGCAGGTGTGGTGGTTGGAGATGCAACTGAAATCAATCCGCCTGTAAAACCTACTGATGTTACTGTGCCACCGCCTGTAGCGTTAATTGTGATTGCGGATGAACCGTTATATATCGAACCCGTATCAAAAGTGATACCTGTGCCTGCTGATAAACTAAATAAAGTTCCACCAAGAGACACACCCGATATTGTACTATTAGATAAAGATGAATTACCGATATTGCTCAAGGCATTTGAAGCGCCACTGATGGTTTTATTAGTCAACGTCTGACTGCCTGTCAAAGTAGCAACTACAGTTGTATCAATTGCAATAGTGCCTGTAGAGGTAATAATCCCGCCTGTTAGACCTGTTCCCGCAGTAATTGAGGTGACCCCAGAGCCTGCAGATAAACTTGCCCATGAGCTTGCGCCATAATACTCTAACAACCCTGTGTCAGAATTGTATCTAAGAGTACCGCTTACGGGTGAAACTGACCTATTAGCGCTACTACCTGTAGGCAAAGCTACACCAGCGGTTCCTGGGAGCACGGGATTATTTGAAATCCCGATGGTAGGGTAAGTTCCGCCTGAAGCATTGCCGTTTGCTACTGAAATTTGATTTGTGACGCCTGTGATCGTAATAGGTGACAGCGTACTTGATCCCGTTATGCTGACCAATCCCGTTCCCGCCAGATTAGCCATAGCAAGGGCTAAACCCGATAACGCTACGGTGGGATTACCCGCCGTACCATCATTATTTGTGATCGTTACGCCCGTACTGCCTGATTGAATTGAAACATTTGTCAAAGTACTAGAATTAGTTTTGACTTGAATACCCGTGCCTGATGTAACTAATGACGCCAGCGCCACCGAAGGGCTTATGGTAAATGTGTTTTGAGCCCCGCCGTCAGTGATTGAAAGCCCCGCTCCCGTGTTCAAATATCGACTATTCGGTAGCGTAGACTCTTTATTTACAGTAATAAAAGTTTGAGTCTGTGAAGGGCTCGCCGTAATATTTGCAACCGTAGTTTGTACCGTCTGTCCATTTTGAACAATCGGCACCAACTCTGTACCCGTAATAGCGCTCGGGGCAGTTGGTAATTGTGATATTCTTACGTCAGACATATTATGGGCTCAAATTATCAAGGTTACCATTCAATGGGTTTTGTGCGGTTTCAGGCGCTATGCCGAATTCACCCGCTGTGCTCGGAACCGCTGACTGATTGGCGTTGTTTACAACATTCGGATCAGTCGTTATTGCATCATTATACTGAGAAATGTCTGCATCGGGACGTGGAAATTTTATACTGATCTTTTCAGTCATCCGCATCGGTAAACGATAAGGATCACGCTCATCATTGCAACCGAACTTACACACCCTTAATCCTGGAATATTTCGGTCAGACTCAATGTCATCATACGCGCGCTTGAACTTGCATCGATCGCAAATCGCAATCGACAGCACCGAGTTCCCGCGCGTATTAAGCCACATGCTCATCTTGTATACACCGATATGTTAGGGGCTAGCATGATGGGCGACTTGTCGCGCTCTTCTTGCTCAGCCATGTTCCAGTATTTTTCAGCTTGGCCTTCGCAGTACGATATACGCTGAAGGTCAACTCCAGGTAATTCTAACGCCATTTCATGCGCAAGCATGTTTTGTATGGCCAAATACCAGCGTTGCGGGATCTCAATTGAACCTTGTAGCGAGCCTACATCCTGAATATAACGAGAACACCACGCGACGACTTGAATTGAGTATATTGCGGGTGAAGGCCACAGCGTCATAATTGGCTGCGTTGCAGTGCGGTTTAGCCAATATTGAAGCGGGTAGTTGTTTAAAAAGTTTTTGTTAGGGAGATTAACATAATCATCCCTATTCATACGCTGCATAGGTATTTCTGTAGCGTTCGAACCGAATACTACTTGAAAAACACCCATATTTGCACCTGAAGTCTGCAAAATGCGCCAGTAAGGTGCGGTAGCTGATGGGTCTAGGTCATTGTAGATCCACGTATTGTATGTCCAGCTTGTGGTAGTGGGTGTCAAAAGCGTCACCCACGTTGAATTGTCTTGTGAATACTGTATTTGATAATTAACCGTGCCCGTTATAGCAGGTAAAATACCTATCGTACCCATATAAACAGGGCTACCCGAGCCGTTATTGATACCAATATAACCCGTATTGCTTGTCAGTTGACATATATTCGTATATTGCCCATCAAAAGCATATGATGCATTACCTGAAGAACTGTTCGCGCCTGAAGTGTTTTGAGTTACTGTACGATAATTAGCGTTCAGAACATCATTCGTACCTAAAGGTAGATAATATTCGTACTGATCAGGGATAGTGCCGTAAACATTTTTCTGAATACACCAGTATTGAATACCACGATTGGTTAAATTCGAAAGCAAATAGTAAAGCGAATCTTTAGCCGACGCAACTTGTTCATCAGTCAGCTCTTCAGCAAATTTCCCAGCCCGACGCGCACCGTGATCAATCAGTTGTTGAACGGTGATGACGGTAGTACTGACTGTTCCGCTTGTGCTCATTGAATTCCTTTACCAATTTGGACATTTCCACTTCTTGAGCGAAGCCTTTGCGCGCGGAGCGTCACCCTTGGCGTGTTTGACCACCCCGCTCATCCTAGCACAAAATGAATCTTTGCGAGAACCGCCTTCAGGCTGTGGAGCCTTGAGGTGGCTACCCGTCTCACGGTTGTATTTCTCGCGCCCTTTCGCAGTGAGCCCTGCGCCCTTCTCGGTTGGTCTTTTTTCACCCCGACCAATAGCTAGCGAAACGCCCCCGCCCTTTTTCTTTGCCGTTTTAGCTGATTCACGAAAAGCCTCAGCTGTCGGTGCGCCCTTAGAGCCGACTTTACGCATGTGTTCACCAGAGCCATGTTTGATTCTCTCTTGTTTAGCATGAATATTATCGTAAAGACCCCCATCTTTTTTACCCACTGAGCGTTTTACACTGTAAGCGATTGCGACAGCTTGTTTCTGCGGTTTGCCCGCATGTATCTCAGCTGACACGTTCTTACCGAACGCTTCTTTTGATTTGGATTTAATCAATGGCATAATTAAGCCTGTGACTCTTGCCAAGTGATACGAGCTTGAATATTTGAAGTTGTTGCAGTAAACGCTGATGCAACAACATACAAAATATCAGGACCATCGGGGTAAGTACCTGCTTGACCTGTTGGAACCGTATTAGATAACCCACCACCAAGAATACAATTACCAAACGATGACAACGCAGTCAAATCCAAAGTTGTTTGAGAGCCACCATTTGTGTAGAAGGCCGCAACTGACTCGCCACCAGTAATGGTCGTGCCCGTATTAGTATTTGTAGCAATTTGTACAATTGAACTGGTATTCGTACCGTTTTGTGTGGGTGATGTAAATGCGCTAAAGTTGCTACCAGTCACAATTCCATTCAAAACAAACTGAACAAGGAATGAATTAACCGTATATACAGCAAGCTCACGCAATTGCAATTGCAAACGATTAATAATTTCTTTTTGTCCAAGTGTACCCACAGTTCCATTGTCAACTGAAGGGGCTATACGAATAGCCATAATTGGATATGCAGTAGTTGCAGTAGTCTGTAAATTCGCTGTCATTCCATAGTTAAAGAACAATGAAACGTCATTGTTGAATCCACCGTCCATAACAACAGATGAACCCCAATGAGAAAGTGTTGCCGCAGTATCAGGAGATGCATACTCAACAGTCACAGGCGCTGTTGCTGAGTAGGTAAATGCCTGTGCGGTGGCCGATCCACCAGTTGCGGCGCGAACCACAGTCAATGAAGTAGCGCCAGTGCTAAATGCTGAATAGGTCATGTACTCGCATACACCAGAGATACCCGATGCAGTCACTTTAACTGTTCCACCTGCAGGATTAAANCCTGAAAGNTTTGCAACATTGATTGTTGTAGCAGTTGTAGTGATGCTTGAAGTAATCGTAGTGATTGGCAAAATACCTGCNTGNTCATAATGCGAAGGCAAGTTGCCTGAACGCATATAGGCAGAATAATTGACATTGTTGTTCTGGAAGTTNTACAAGTATTGGATTGTTCCACCNGTTGTACGTAAACCAAAACGTGCAACACCTGCACCATACCAAGAATAATCGATGTACCACATCTGCACTCTGGTCAAATCAAGGTTATAACCTGATGGATTAGATGCAGAACCCGAACCATCAAGTACGTCATACCACTGTGACTGAGGCACGCGCTGATCAATAGTTTTGGAAACAATAGCGTTTGCAATTGTTACACCACGATACTCATTCGTTATATACATTGATGTATCAGACAAGATTGTCAATACACGCTGTGTTTGCCCACGAATTACAATATAGTCTCCAGGAACCAATTGAGTTGTAAATTGAGTACTTGAGCCTGTAACTAATGAACTATTCTGGGTTACAGATACTGTTCCTGTAATTTGATTGATACTATTGCGATACACTGCATACAAAGTTTGACCATCAAATTCAAAGAATAAACCATTTTGTAGATCACAGAAACCAACACGGTTTTTAGAACCATACCAACTATAAGGGCTCACGCGCAAAAACCCATTTGTTGAAGTAGCTGGGCTAGCGGTAGGTGTCAATAGACTGAATGTTGTATATGTGAAGACGTTTAAAGATGTTACTGTAATCTTAAAAATACCGTTATATGCGGTTTGATCAGCACCGAGCACTTGTACATAAGTACCAGTTGTCAAATTGTGTGGAAACTTGGTAGTAACCGTCACCGTATAACTAGACGATGTGATGTAGGGCTCAAGAATATACGGTTTTAAAATCGTACCAGTAGAAAATTGAACGCCTTTACCTGATTGGTAACGGAAATAACGCCGTGTCTGACGCATCAATTGCTGATTAGGTACAGCAGAGCCTGCGGTAAAGTTTACAGAACCATCAAATGCGCGTGACTCTACCCAACCTGATGGGCGAGCGAACAAGTTACTTTGACCTGCTGTATTGGCAATAGTCGTAGATGGCGTGCCATTTACATTGGTAAATGTAAAACTATTGGCCGTAGGGACAGTGGCCACAATTTGTGAGCCGTTGACTTGAGTTGCTGTAGATGGGCCAGTTGTTCCAGTTATAAAAATCAAAGAATTTGCAGACAATCCATGTGGATATGTTGTTGTCACAGTAACTACTGCACCAGTAAATGTAAATGCTGTAGTTCCAGTTAATGAAATACCTGAATTGCTATATGTATAGCCTTGGTATACATAAGTTGCTGTTGCATTCNAACAAGTTGCTGTTGTTACTTGTTGAGCCACTTGAACAGTAAATGATGTTCCTGCAGTCACACCTGCGACTACATATGCCCACCCATTTGCATTTGCATCAAGAGTATCTTCAATAAAAATTGAAGTGCCCGTTGCAATTGTCACATTTGATGAAGTAGTAATAACCAACTGATATAAATTACTTTGATTACCTGCAATTGCACTCACTGGCAATGCCGCAGTTGCTATGTAATATAAAGAAGGGCGATTGTTTTGTAAGGCCAATTGCTCCCACTTTGAGGGCTGTTGACCGTATTCAAAATCGGTATCAATTAAAGATTGAGGTGTAGAAACACGAAGCTTATCAACTGGATCATAAGCAGTGGATCTTTGTGCTTGTTGTAAACGTAACTGATTGTCAGTATTTGACGTTGGACCAGTGAAGACGGATAATTCAGACATGGTTAACCTCTATATTAAAAATAAGGGGGTATTTCACCCCTTATTTTAATTAATAATTACACTTACCGCCAGCTTTTTTATGCGTAGACATCTTAGTTGTATGATGCTTAGCATGACCGCCGTGTTTCATTGGATGAGCTTCCATTTTCTCATGACCATGATGCTCTTTAGCATGTTTGTGCATAGCTTTGTGGCCGTGCTCATCATGACCGTGAGTTGTATGATGCATTTTATGCTCATGACTAACATGACCACCATGCTTATAAGCGTCCAATTTTTTATCGATATCACCTGTGCCACCTTTTTTAGTGGGCATCTTCTCACCGTCGTTCATGTCGTTCAAGTAACGCTTGGCCACGCTTTGAGACACAGTTCCACCTTTAGCAAATTTATGCTCAGGCTTACCGCCGTGTTTGTAACCCTTGCCCTCAACGCCTGTGGTTTTAGTTTGTTTAGCTAAACCTTGTTTAGCTTCATGAACTTTATCTTGAACGTCGATTTTAGGTTTCAAAGCACTACGAGCTTGAAATGAGTCACCTTTAGCAGCAATGCCACCTTCAGCTTTATGCATCATTTTACCGCCGTGCTTGTACCCAGGAGAGCGCACACCTGCAGTTACGCGGTGTTTGTCTTCGCGAGTAGCTTCTAAACCACCCAAAAGACCGCCCATTTCGGCTGGACCTGCTTTAGGCGCGGGGCTTGAACCGCCTTTAGCCATGTGGGCTTTGCCGCCATGCTTAAGCCCGTGATGAGCCTTGCTCGCTTTCATGCTTTCGTGATGTTTGAGTTCTTTCTCAATTTTTTTCATCTCGTGCATTTCAGCTTTTTCATGTGCTTTTGACTCTCCGCCTTCAGCTTTACCGCCTTTTTTGCGCATCGTAGGTGCACCGCCCACCATAGGCATCTGACGTGCCATCATGGCGCGCTTGGCCATCATGGGGTTCATAGGTGCGCCCATAGCCCCACCCCCCATCATGTGTTTTTTATGCTCAGCATGTCCGCCTTTTTTCATCCCGTGGCCAACTTCATCAGCTCGGGGTTCGTCGGTGTACTCTTTAGGCTCACGACCAAATGATTTTTTCATTTTAAAGCTCCTTTAGGCTTGAGTGATGCCGAGCAAACCTGTTGCTGTGGCGTTGGGACCGACTTGAATAGCAGTCATACCCAAGGTCAACACTAAACGAGCTAGCCCGTTTGGAGTACCGCCAGGAGAATATGTGCCACGAACATCAGGGGTAACTGAACTTGAAACAAACTGGGGAACTATTGATGCGGCAGATGCCGTATAAGAACCCGTTGCGGTGATGTAGGTTTGAGACAAATAGTTAGCTTGGCTTGAAGACAAATAACCTGTTGATCCGCTAGCCTTAGTCCACCAGTAATTTGTACCTGTTGAGTAACCTGTTGGGGGCGTGCCCGTAATTTGAACGATTGTGCCGCTCTCAGGAGCGTAACCTACGGTCAAAACTCCAGGCGCAGCAATAGTCCAACCCGTTACAGCTTCAGTATTGTAATTAGTGGTATTGCTATAATAACCCAACAACAAAGTTCCTGAATCATTTGACAATGAGCCTGAAAACCTATTGCTTAGAATATATGCAAAATCACTGATACGTGCGGGAAGACCAAGAATCTTAGTCGTATCAACCGATACAGCCGCATTTACACCCGTTGAGAACGCGATCGAATAAACTTGGAAAAAGGCTTTACGACCATTTGTAGTCGTTGAAACCAATCCGCCCGTTTGAATGATCTCAGTCATAGGTTGACCGTAGTAATCATAGCCAGTGACTGTGACTTGAGCAGGAACAACACCTAAAGTGAAAGTCATTGTCAAAGTTTGACCGTCAGTAGCGCTAGTTACAACCGCTGCACCTGCTGTTGTAGTCAGGATGGCGGTAGTTGCTGTAACAGCAGTCAAAATGTAAGTTGTAGGGTTTGAGTAACCAGTAATTGAACCCGTACCACCTGCGGCACCAGAAACAACAACATACTGACCACTAAAAACGCTCGCATTAGACGTGAATGCGATTTTGCCGTTAGCGCCCGTACCCGACACAGTGACCGAAGCCAATGTAGCCGTGGTTTGTGTGCCCGTGGTCAATGAAACCGCGCGTGGGTAATCCATCTGAACGACAGTTGTGCCGTCAGTACGAATCACTTGAGAAGTGCCCGCAGTGGCGGAAGCCGCAGCCAACTGTGTGCCACTATAAGTAGTTGCAGCAGTGGTTGTTTTAGCAGCTAGAATAGCAGCCGTGGTTGCTGTGGCAGGGGTTGTATCATATAAATATGTACGACCCATGGGTCCGAAACCTAAAGACATCGGGGAAGGATTACCTAAAGCACTGTTGGTGTTAGTTCCAACGTAAGATTGTGCAGACCCTAGGAAGAGGTCATCTGAAAATTGAGGCATGTTGTCTGCTCCATGAAAAGTATGACAAAATAACACGGGGGTTTAAGGTACCCCCGAAAAACCTTCTTGGATTTAGGCTCCAGGAGTACCAAACAACGAACGTGGGTCAGTCCAATTTGGAATGTAACGCTCGGTTGCTTTGTAACGCATTGAATCAGTCTCGAAATCACCTTCCATGGTTTTCTCAAGATCACGACGCATCATTAGCTTTAAGCCTTCAGGTGCATCGGTTTGAACCCACCAGTTTGTAGGTGAAGTCAAACGGCTGATAACGGTTGCGCCTTCAGGCAACAAACCAATCGATTTGATTGGGTTGATGTCATTGTTTGCTGTACCTGTACGTAGCACAGATTTCAACAAAACTTCGGCTTGAAACACATTGCCAGGAGCCACCACGAGTTTCAAAGGCTGTAAACGAATCTTCTTGTTGTTATTGTCAACAGCAAGACGGATTTGAATAAGCATTTGCTCAAGTGAAGTTTGACTCAAGGCTGCAGCGGTGGACAACTGATTGCTGAACGAACCGACTGCAATCGGGTGTGCCGTGTTGATCAAAGATACGCCGTCACCACCTGTGTAGGAGCTGTTGAAAGCCCTATTCAAGATGTTAGCGCAAAGCAACTCTTTGGTTTCCACCAAAGACTGTGCCAAGTGCTTAGCATATACCTGACCGATACGGATGTGATCACCATCTTCAACCAACACTTTTGTCAAAGCGAAGGCCAAGCCAAACACCTGATAGACATAGCGTTGTAGGAAGAGCACGCCACCTTGTTGATAGGTAACGGGTGAGCCATCAGGTAACTGAGGCGCAGCGCCGAAACCGTACAAGACGGGTTCTTCGTGGTAATTACGGGGAATGCCTGACTGTTCACGGAAAACCGTAGACCATTCATCGGCACGTTGATCATAGACTCCATCGAAGGCTTCATTGAGGATAGGTTCAACGATACTTCTAAAGTCCGTACTTCGCATTGGTGCTGCCATTTGTTAGTCTCCTTAAATAGCGTTAACAGCAGAGACAAACTGAGGATTGCTGATTTGTACACGAACAATCGTATACGCATCGCCCCAAGCGTTGTCAGGATAGGGTGCAATATCAACAATTCTGAATTGGCCATTTGAACCTGAACCCACTAGAGTGGATGACAGAGTCATAGCGGACAAACCCGTAGTTGATGAGCCAGCGGTGAAATTGGAAAGATTGGCTTCGTTTCCGATTGACGTCTGGGCAATTGCGCCATCAGCTTGAATTTCATAAACGATCTGTTGATCATTATAGAAATAAGCGTTGGTAGTGGTGTTGGTAGCGAGCGTAGTGCCTGCTGGCCAATAGTTTGACACACGACGACGCCCTGTGGTATCAGTGAACTCGACGCCTTGGAAGGAGCCTGAAACTTTACCCGAGTTAGTAGTAGTGTCGACGACTGGTAGAATTGTACCAGCGTTGGGATTGTACTGAACAGCTTGACCTTTGTAGATGTTGCTGCCGTAACCTGATGCGATACCGCCAGTAAGCGCTTGAGCACGTTCCAACCCTGTAGGAAAATATGCGGGGCGCAAACCAAACGGAGCGGATGTTGCTGACATAAATAGCTCCTTAGTTAAAAATCCTACGAGAACGTAGGAACTTTGATCATTTGGTCGAACTCCATGCCACCGCCTTCTACAGTCACCAAAGGCCTACCGCGACTATCTCTAGCGCTAAGTAAAGACTCTTGCTGGACCTTGATCTTCTCTTGCTCATCAATCGGAGCATAATGATGGACCTCGGTCATGTATTCTTGATAAAGATCGTTAGGGATCTTATAAAGAACCATTTCATTTACAGCTATGAACCCAGCCAACTCTCCTGACTTTACCCTGTAGTTATCAAAGCCTTGTAATTCGTCGGCTTTCACTGGGGTATAGCCCATGCGCATGCGCTTGTGAATGGGGTCATATTGGTTCGTGGTTGACAGCCAACATGGATGAAATCCTGGGATTTCGGGTGGGGTCGGAAGTGC